GATCCTGACGGGCACTGCAGCCGGTCCTGTGATCCTGACGGGCACTGCAGCCGGTCCTGTGATCCTGACGGGCACTGCAGCCGGTCCTGTGATCCTGACGGGCACTGATAACAGTTACCTATAAAGCACTATAAACACGGCTTATAATGCTTTATAGGTACCGGATCAATTGGGATCCGGTACCATTTCCCGAATTATTCTTTATGACGTTCCCCGTCAAGAATTTCACTGATAAAAACAGCTTTATTATCTGTTGCCATGTTGTAACCTAATTCCGCGCGTTTTTTAGCGTTATAACAAAACTGACAACGAATGCCGCAAGAATTTTCACCGCATTTACATTTATAGCCGCCGTTTATCAGTGATTTTTCCTGATTTGCATAGGTATCATTGACTCCGAAAACAAAATCAAAACCTTGCTTTTTTGCTGCTATGAGCGCGTCATTAGATGGGATCACATTCATGTTTATAGGACTGAATCCAACGATAACATTATTAGGTTTATATCCGAATAAATCTAATCCTTCATGATAAATTTGTACGTTTTTAGTCCATAATGCGAATTGTGTATAGGGATTATCTGCAGCAATTCGAAAATAGTTATAAAGATGATATTTATTGATCAAATCTCCATGACTTGAATAGCGCATTGAGGGGATTTTTTCAGGATCAATAATCACTGATCCTTTTTCCATCATACCTGATGATAAAATCAGGTCATTTTTAGTCCATGCTTTTATACTATTGATCCATGGTGTTAGGAATGAAAAGCAGTGCCGGCAAATGCCATAACCTAACAGCGCGCGTTTTATGCATTCCGGATTATTTCCCGCAAATCCTGACAATCCGACTTTTCCTAACATTTTTCCTGTATAACCGTCGGAAAAAAACAGGTTATAAGCATTTACCAGAATTCCTTTATTTTTACCTAATCCGGACTTTCCGGCCGTCATAATGTCATCTAATGACATTGACTGCAGCAGCTTTATACGATTCGTTACGGCTGCACTGATAACAGTATTGTTACCTAACGCGTCACTGACATTAGCAAACATTTCAGACAAATTTCTTTCAAACATTTTATTTCCCTCATTTCTTTTTTTTATTTCCGGCGGATTTTCTCAGGATCACGCCGGTTAGATTTTTGGTTATAACTCTTATAACCTTTGTTGCAGCGCTAACCAGTATAAGGTTAGCAATACTAAAAAGCTATAAAAGACTGTATACAATCGCGGCCGCCGCTTTCAAACGGCATAATTACTGACTTCTTACAAAATTGACTGCCTTTTTTCGCGTCATCTTTCAATAACTTTCAATAACAGTATTATAACAGATATTTCTGTATTCTCTCAAAACTAATACAGATATTTCTGTTATTAGTTACATTTGTACATATGAAAATGACATTATTCTATATGTGTAAAAAAGCAAACATTTTTACACGCTGCAGAGGATCACCCGGCCGCCGCTGCAGAGGATCACCCGGCCGCCGCTGCAGAGGATCACCCGGCCGCCGCTGCAGAGGATCACCCGGCCGCCGCTGCAGAGGATCACCCGGGGAGGGGGATATATACCCAGGGAGGAAGGCGGGCGCGGGGGAACCCTAAAAATTCCGCAAAATCATAAAAAGGTCATAAAATTCAGATATATCTTGACTTACAGTAATATCTGTGATAATATAGTGTCAGGAGGACATATGAAGGCTACAGATATTATCCGAAAAATCGTTACATTGAAGGAGATGAAATATTCAGAACTGGCATACCGGCTGCAGATCGGGCAAAATGTTTTGAATGAACGGCTTCGACAGAAGAATATCTCAGTGGATAAACTGAATGAGATGCTGCAGGTACTGGGATACAAGATCGTCGTGATGCCGTACAATGCACCTGTAAAAGACGAATGGTTTGAGATCAAAGAGGAGGAATAAAATGATCTACGGTTACGCAAGAGTCAGCAGCAAGGATCAGTGCCTGGATCGACAGTTTGAAGCGATGAAGGGTAAGTTTGTCATTGATCGAATGTTTACCGATAAGCAAAGCGGGAAGAGCTTTGACCGCGCCGGTTATCAGAAATTGAAAGCTGTTGTAAAGTCTGGTGATGAGATTGTTATTGAAGAACTGGACCGGCTCGGACGTAACAAGGATGAAGTAAAGAAAGAACTGGAATGGTTCAGGTCACAGAATATCATTGTCAGGATACTGGATATCCCAACCTCTCTTATTGATTTTCAGGGACAGGACTGGATCCGTGATATGGTGAACAACATTTTGATCGAGGTGCTTGCTGCTATTGCAGAGCAGGAACGTTTGAAGATACATAAGCGGCAGGCTGAAGGGATTGCTGCGATGAAAGCCCGGGGTGAATGGGAAAAGTATGGGCGGCCTAAGAGTCAAATCAATTTTGAGCTGTTTGAAAAACTCGCAAAAAAACAAAAAGAGGGTTTTCTGAGTGTCTCCGAGTGCTGCGATCAGCTAGGCATCAGCCGGAAAACATGGTACAACAAAGTAAAGGAGTTTGCATTATGAATATCGATGAAAACACCAAAAAGTTTTTGAAGTCAGGTTATGACATTGAGGGAGAGAAGTATTATTCCTTTCAGCAAATCGGAGAGTTTCTGTTCCCTGAAAAATGGCCAGTAGATGCTTATAATAAAACACGTCAACTGTATAGATATCGTCGAGAGGAATTGAAAAAATACTCCAAAAAAACAAAATGCTGGTGGTCGGGGCAAATGATCATGGTTCTGAATCTGGAAGGTGTGAAGGCACTTTGCGGATTTGTAAAAAAGTCGGAAAGTAGCGAAAGGCTGGGGAATTTACTATTTCCCTATAATTTCTCTTAAGAAGACCCTCTTAAGAAGAAGTTATAGCAAAATGGTGATTTGGTCTACTTCTCTACTTAAGTTCCTCGGGGAGGTGATTGTGATGAATATTCAAGACAGGTTTTTTGGTGTGGTTTTGTTGGGTGTTGGGTGCCTGTTTTTGGTGATTGGAAGCTTGATTTACGGTTCGGTTGGCGATATTTTGCGTTGGATCTTTATAATAGGCGGTTGGGTATGTGCTTTTCTGGGGTGCAGGTCTTATAATATCCGCATTACTCCTACTGAAAAGCCAGGGTGCTTTGGTTATTTGTTTGGGTTGTCTTTTGTTTTACTGATTTGCATTGGCTTTTTTGCGTTATTCCAGGGTTCTTTGACTCCTTTACTGGCGGCGGGCGGATTATTCATTGCTTTTGTTGCGGGCGGGATGGCTGCGAAGGTCCCGGCGGGATCTGCTCCGGTGGATGGCTGGGAATATGAGCATTACTGTGCCGAGTATCTGCGGCAGCATGGGTTTTTCAATGTGCAGGTGACTCCTGCTTCGGGTGATTTTGGTGCAGATATTGTTGCTTATGACATGCACGGTGATAAATGGGTGTTTCAGTGCAAGCGATTTTCGAAGCCGGTGGATAATTCAGCGGTCCAGGAAGTGATCGGGTCGAAACGGCACTATGGAGCCAAGAAGGGCGGAGTGATGACAAATACAGTGCTTACTGAAAAGGCGCGGCAGCTGGCATGGGAAAATGATATTGAGCTGTTCGAAATGATCGATTGAGGTGAGTTATGATTAGTGAACAGGTAGGGTGGATTGATATCAAAGAGAAATTACCGGAAAATCATCAATCGGTGATTATTCATTGGGGAATGCTATATCCTTGTTTTGAAAGCTGCAAAGTAGCTTGGTACGAGGCGAGTCAGCATTTATTTTATACAGATTCTCCGCGAATTGATGAAGAGCATAGGGGATTCATCAGTCAGGAAATAGTGGACAGATGGATGCCTATTCCGATGGTGCTGGCTGAGTGGAGGGAATGATGAGCGATTTGATCTGCAGAAAAGCAGCAATCGCTCTTGCAAAAGACATTTGTGTTCCCACCAAAGACGGGGTCATATATCGTCATAGGTGTATTGACCCGGGTGATATCGCTGAATTACCATCAGCAAAGTCAAAATGGGAATGGATTCCGGTTGAGAAAATGCTTCCGAAGGAGAATTTAGAAGTGCTTGTCTGTAATCAAGAGGGCAATATTGAAATCTGCTGCGGTTGGCCGAGTACAGAATTCCCGGATGAATGGATATGGTGCACGAGTGGATGGCGTTTTGGTGATGTTATAGCATGGATGCCGCTGCCAGAACCTTATGTAAAGTAAAATGATTTTATAAAAATATCTGTAAAGCAGATATTTGTCCAAAGGGACTGTCTTTTTGACAGTCTCTTTTTTTTTGTTTAGAGGGGTTATGGATTACAAGAAGTCAAGGTACATGATTTTGCGAATGATCGAGCGGAATCCTTTGGAGATCGGCGGATATGAAGAAGTGTTCGGATTATGCAGAGAATATGATAACGAGAATCATCGAGAAGCCCATATTTGGAATCATGATCTACAGGAAAAGATCAGACCGATGCTGCAGCGATGTGCAAAGGAAGGAAAATTTGATGAGGCTCAAGTATTTGATGATCTGCTTTTTCGCTCTCATTTATTCAGCGCGCCTTTTTATTTTGACGATTATTTACGAGCTGTTGAATGGGGCAAGCCGATCGATAAGCAGTTTTATAAGCCCAGACGGCATTATTTGAAGCGATATGTGGATGCATATCAGGAGGTGCTGGAAAGAAAGGTGGATATACTGAGCATTTCCATGCCGAAGCGCTGCGGGAAAAGCCAGCTTGGAATCAATTTTACCTGTATGGTATCGGGTAAATACCCAGAGAAGTCTACGCTGATGGAGGGAACCGGTGATGATCTGGTGAAAAGTTTTTATTTTGGCTGCCTTGAATATATGACCTGGCCTTCGGACTATCACTATTACAAGATTTTTCCTGAAGATAAACTGGTCCAGACAAATGCAGATACGAAAATTCTGAACCTGAATACTCGCAGCCGTTTTCCGACGATCATGTGCCGGTCCATTGATGCTCGTCAGGTTGGTCTTTCAGAGGCTACGAACTTGCTGTATTTAGATGACTGTGTCGAAGGACGTGAGGAAGCGAAAAACCGGCAGCGGTTGGATGACAAATGGGAGGTGATCTCCGGTGATATCATCGGCCGAGCCATTGAAGGGACTCCCATTGTGATCAGCGGCACCCGGTATAGTTTGTATGACCCGATTGGCCGACTGCAGGAGGAAGGGCTGCGGCAAGGGAAGCGGATGCGGATTTTGGAAACACCGGCACTGGATTTGAAGACAGACGAAAGTAATTTTGAGTATACCCGTGAAGGTGTCAGGGTGTTCACTACCCAATATTTCAGAGAGCAGCGGGAGATGCTTTCAGCGGAACAGTTTGAATCCGAATTTCAGCAGCAGCCGTTTGAGGCAAAGGGTCTGCTCTTCCCGGAAAAGAGTCTGAACCGCTATTTTGAGCTGCCGGCAGATAAGGACCCGGATGCAGTGGTGGCTTTTTGTGATCCCGCGGATAAAGGAGAGGATTACACTGCTTTGATCATCTGCAAGATTTATGATGAGGATGTTTTCGTGGATGATGTGGTTTTTGATGACGCGCCGCCGGAGGTTACCAAACCGGAGTGTGCCCGGATGCTTATCAATCACAATGTAAGCACTGCCACTTTTGAATCCAATAATGCTGGGCAGTATTATTCCAGGGATGTAAATGCTTTGGTAAATAACTATGGCGGGAAAGTTTCGATCAGGGCGAAACGGAGTATTTCGAATAAGCAGACCAGAATCGAATTTGCCAGCGACGGCATCATAAAGCACTTTTGGTTCAAGGATGCCAGTACTTATGCGAGGAATTCTCAGTATGCTGTTTTCATGCGAAATGTGACCGGATATACCCGAACAGGAAAAGTGCCGCATGATGACGGTCCGGATGTACTGTCTATTGCTGAAAACGAATTGCGAAAAGTCCGCTCTTCGGCGATTGAAATTATTAAAAGACTCTTCTAACCTTATGTCACGAGTGTTGACAAAGTAGGTTAGAAGCGATATAATTGAGTATGGAGGAATCATGGCACTTTTCGGGCGACATATGATCAAAGTTGACGAGACCGAAGTTAATCTCGGTAATGTGCTTACTATCCTTCACAAGGCACTCCCCTGGCATTGGCATAACCGGAGTGATATCAATTACCTTTGGCACTATTACCGCGGGAATCAGCCGATCCTGAACCGAGAAAAGGATGTTCGCCCTGAGATCAACAACAAAATCGTTGAGAACCGGGCAAATCAAATCGTATCCTTCAAGAGCGGTTACCTGATGGGTGAGCCGCTGCAGTATGTAGCCAAGGGTCAGGATGAAGGTATTACAGATGCCATCAACCAGCTGAACCAGTATGCTGAGGCTGAAGGAAAAGCCGCAAAGGATAAGAAACTGGCTGACTGGTTTCATATCTGCGGGACGGCTTACCGGATGGTGCTGCCGGATGAAGAAGGCAGGGAAGATGAGTGCCCGTTTGAGATTTACACGCTGGATCCCCGGAATGTTTTTGTAGTCTATAACAACGGACTCGGAAACAAACCGATCCTGGGCGTGAAGTATGTGGTAAGTGAGCTGGGAGTGGTCACCTACTCGTGTTACTCGAAGGATGAATATTTCGAGATCGTAGATGACACGATCGTGAAGCATGAGCCTCATGTTTTGGGTGACATCCCGATCATCGAATATCCGCTGAACATTGCGCGGATCGGGGCTTTTGAACTGGTGATCGATCTGCTGGATGCGATCAACCGGACCCAGTCAAATCAAGTTGACGGTGTGGAGCAATTCATTCAGGCCTTGATGCTTTTTCACAATGTGGATATCACGGATGAAAAATATGATGAGCTGCGGGAAAAAGGCGCGATCAAATTTTCGGATATCGATCCTCAGATGCGAGCCGAAGTGAATTACCTGGTCAGCAATCTGAACCAGAGTGATACGCAGAATCTGGTGGATAGTATGTACGATACGGTCCTGACGATCTGCGGAATGCCAAACCGGAACGGCGGGCTTTCCACCAGTGATACCGGATCTGCTGTGATCATGCGTGACGGGTGGAGTGATGCAGAGGCCAGAGCCAAGGATTCCGAGCTGATGTTCAAAGAATCAGAGCAGATTTTTCTGCGGCTGGTGCTGAACATTTGCAAGACTTTGACCGGAATGAATCTGAAGGTTCACAACGTTGAGATCAGGTTCACGCGGCGTAATTATGAGAATATTACGCAAAAGGCTCAGGTTCTGGATTTGATGTTGAAGAATCCGAAGATCCATCCGCAGCTGGCCTTTGCCCATTCAGGTATGTTTGCGGATGCTGAACTGGCTTACAAGATGAGCATGGATTATTGGGAACAAGAACAAAAGAGACTTGAAGAGCAAGCCCGGAAGGAGGCAGAATATGCCAACGCCAACGCTAACGCCGGAAATGGTGGAGGTGATCAACAGCATCCTGCATCACGGCAACCAGGCGGAAGTAAAGATCGAGCAGGGTCAGATAACGATCATCGAGATCCGGCGAAAGATGAGAAGTAAAGGATAAGAGGCCGAGACCAAAGGGTTTCGGATGTCCAAAGGGACTAAGGCAGATGCTTTAGTCCTTTTTTTATTCAGGTGGATATGGAACGGGAACAGGTTTATTTGACAGCTTTGGATGAATTGAATGTGATCATGCTGGAGGTTTATTACTCAGCCGATCCGAAGCAAAGAGTCAAAACAGTAACGGATGAGCTTTTCTCGATTTTAGTAGAAGCCTACTTGCTTGGGATCGATCACGCCTCAGACATGATGCAGTCATTTCTGGTGGTGGATCAAGAGCGAATGGAATCAGCTGTATATGCGGTGATCGCAGGGAAAAATTTTGCGGACCGGGCTGAGAACCATGTGAGAAACGGTGATATTGCTGCGCTGCAGACATTAGCTGAGAGTGAATACCACAGGGTCTACAACACAGCTGTAAATGACGGGGTCACCGAGTATATCCGGGAAACCGGAGCGGTGGTCGAAAAAATCTGGCTGACGGTGGGAGACGATCGGGTGAGAGATACCCACGAAGATCTGGCGGGTGTGAGTGTCGGTGTGAATGACCGGTTTTACACCTACGACGGAGACAGTGCTCTTTTTCCGGGCGGATTTTCAAACGCCCAAAACAATGTCAACTGCCGCTGCTGGCTGGAATATCGGAGAGTGAACTCCTAAAAACGCGAGGTCAGGAAAAGACCGAAAAACGGAAAAGACAGTCAGGGAAGACTCTAAAACGCGAAGGAGATCGAGATGAGTTATTTGAGTGATTTGTTAGGTGAAGCCTACAAAGAAGGCATGACAGCTGATGAAATTTCGGAGGCTTTGGAAACAAAGAAGGTTGGAAACAACGAAAGTGAAATCACCCGGCTGAAGAATGCGCTGAACAAAGCCAATTCCGAGGCTGCCGAATACAAGAAACAGATCCGGCAGAATCAGTCCGAAGAGGACCGGAAAGCAGCGGAGCAAAAGGAAGAGTACGAAAAGATCATGAAAGAAAACGCTGATCTGAAGCGAAGCATGAATATTTCGGCCCAGAAGGCAAAGCTGATCGGACTTGGTTATGAGGAAAAGCTGGCCGAAGAAACCGCAACAGCAATGATCGACGGTGATGTTGAAAAGATCGTTTCCAATCAGGGAATCTTTTTGGAAGCGGTGAAGAAAAACCAGAAGGTGACGGATATGAAAAACACACCTCGACCGGCTGCCGACGGAAGCGACGGTGATAATGGCGGAGCCATGAACTATGACGACTTGATCTCCAAAGCGCAGGCGGAAGGGAATTGGGCGAATGCCGCATATTACCAACGTCTGAAAGCAATGAATGAGGCTGAAAACCAGCCGTAATTTTAGGAGGACACTATGGCAGAAGGAACTGCAACCAGTTTTCGAACTTTGAATTACGACGGGCTGCTCTTCAATAAGGGCAACACCCGTACTCCGCTTTCTTCCATCATTGGGAGC